CCAGGCCCAGTGGCCCGTGCTGCATGGTGTGTCACGATTGGTCATTGGTTGAATCTGTGTTTGTATTGGGTGCATGGTATCCCAGGTTGTGTGGTTGTACATGTGTTGTACCTGGCTCCTTATACGCTTGTACGTACTATGTCCCTATGGTCACGGTTAGCCGTGAGTATCCATGTACAGGCTTGTATAGGCCTGTACAGGCATATGTTCAGGGATAGTGGTTATGCAGTCCTCGCTGTTGTCCCTGGTCGATCAGTTGGTCGAGGATCTCGATATCCAGGAAGGCGTCGAGTCCTGTGCTCCATCCATTTTCCCACAGTCTTTTGAACTCTGCTGGTCGTAGTTTGTTGACCGGGTCGTCTTTGGCTTGCTGGAGGAACTCTGGTGTGTGCCAGGGCATTCGGGGTTTCCTGTCCCAGTATGCGAACAGGCTCTCTTCTGCGTAGCAGGGTAGTCCTTCGAGGTCTGGTGGTGTGTGTCCGTTGAACAGGTCGGGGTTCTGCGGGTCCGGTTTGCATGCCTGTTCGAACACGGAGTAGAGCACTTCGCTCTCTCCGTAGAAGCCGGCGTATGTGGTCACCCATCTCATGGAGTGTTCCAGGGTCGGTATCGGCTGGAGTTCGGTCCAGAGTCTCCAGGTGATGTCGCTTCTGCCGTAGGCCCACAGCTCGTCGTAGCAGACCAGGGACAGCAGCTCGTGTCCGGCCTCACCGTAGGGGTCGCACGGTATCGCTCGTATCGTCGTGGCTGGTATCCCTGGTCGGTCGAGGAACTCGATCGTATCGGCTGTCCTGCGTCCGACCAGCTGGTGATATCGGTCGCGATCGTGTTTCTCCAGGCGTCGGGTGTAGGCCAGGATGCGGCTAAACATATTGTTGGTGGCCTGATCCTTGTCGTTGGCGACCGACAACACGAGCCCTCCGTAGTTCACTGCCCAGGCCCACGCGACGGCTGCGCTCACTTCGGTCTTGCCCGATTTTTTGGGGCAGCTATAGATCGCCGTGCGATAGGGGAGTGATCCCTTCACTCCCGATTTCGGTGACCGCTTTCGGAACACGTGGTTGAGGATTTTCCTCTGGTGTTTGTGCAACCGGAACGGTCCGTCGTCGAGCATCCATTCCTGGTTGATCGTCGTCACGATTGGGCTGTTTCGCGACCTTCGCATCGGTGTATCCGCGGTTTTTTTTGGCCGCTCTCTGTCCTCTGTGATCGATTCGCCCATAATCCCTTTATTATCAATGTGTTCTGTGTGTGTATCCTGGGGGCTTTTTTTCACTTACCTGCTCTCTGCTTATTGACCTACGACAATAAGGACAGTATATTGTAATTGAAAGATGGACAACAACACACCAACCACAGGAGGCTTCACTTGAACAACTCAATCGTCTACCTCGACGCTCGCTCATAGCCGAAACGCCCCGCTCGCCGGGGCTTCTGTCTGGACTGATCGCCAGGCACTGATGAGGCAGATTGACACAATCCACCGACACAAATAGCTTGACGCACACGCACACACCAGGAGGGCAACATGGCACACGCAACTGAGATACCGGACCAGATCCTCGGTAAACACGTTAGTGCGGTAATCCACAATGACAGCATCGATTGGACGGGCTGGTGGCCCGTCGTCGATCCCGACGACCTGACCGTGACCGAAATAAGCGACGGTGACGACGACGACCTCGTCCTGGCCGATATCGTAGACGGGCGGGTCCACCTCACGGACAGTGCGATAGATGTGATCGTCTATCGTCACCGAATCGTCGGAAAAAGGGTGGCTGATACCAACGTCACGTTTGGCAAAGGCGTCGATCCTGTCATCGGCCACGACGAGATCGTGACAGGAATTAGCAGTATGCACGATTGGGAGATCCACCGCGTCAAAGACCTCCCGTCCGCTCAGTTCCGGCTCGCTGCTGTCAGCATTCCAGACGGCGGCTACTATCTCTGGCCGGAGGGTAGCGCATGGATATACGTGCGCATGTCTGGTGGACGTATCCGGTCCATGACGGAGGAGGCCAACCTTGCCACACACGTCGCAGCGAGGGATCGTTTCTCCAGCCTCGACCCCGAGGCCCACAGTCCCACGTCGCCCAGGATCGTAGACCGAGACACTGCCGAGGCGATCATTCAGGAGGTCATGGGCGAAGACACTGACCCTGAGTTGGTGTGGGTCATCAGAGAGGAGGACTGAGCCGCCCCCCTCCGATTCACCCGAGCCCCTCAGAGCCGATCTGAGGGGCTTTCTTTTTGCCCTGGTCGGTTGTGGCCCCGTTGCCCGATCTCCTGCCTGCCGGGCTCCAAGGCCGACCTCTGCGACCCTGAGAAGCTCGGCCTTGGCCCTGACCGAGCGGTCAGAGGCAGCTTCACCGCCATATCCTGATCGGACCGCCAGACTAGAAAACCGTCCGATTTTTTCAAACCAGGTAGAGCGAACCACAACCATCCTCAATTCCCTTGCTTGATTCCCGTCCAAATTTTCAGAATCTGTAATCGTGTTTCAGGTAGCAGAATATAGCGATCAAAATTGCCCATGTCATTGGACATATCGGGACAGGGGGATTGCCGACTAACCCCCAAAAACGATCCCGATATGTCGAAAAGCAGCCTTTCTGATCGATTCCCAAACAGGCTCCTGAGACAACCTCCCGAAAAAACAACGACTTAAATTTCGACATATCGGGAGCGTCTTTTTCAGGTCCGCTAAAACTATTTTTAAGCGAGGCTGATAAATGTCAAGCTTTGGCTTGCGCTACCCGTTGACCGGGCTGTAGGTTACGCTTGCCCCACGGGCGATATATTTTTTTTGCAACTCGCACTCTCACTCCCTGGAGCGTCCCGAAATGTCGAACAGCCAGGCAGCAAACATCCACAGAGCCACGGCCATCATCGCCACCAGGCCCGCACAGGATACCGACACCTACTGGTACGCCGTCACCATGGCGATTCACGCCGCCCTCGGCGTCCGCACCGTCCTGCTCACCACACGCACCGAGGACGGCCAGCACCAGCCCAGGCAGATGCTATCGCAACACTCCTTCATAGCCCCCGATGGATCAGTGGCACCAGGGGCTCTCCTGGAACAACGACCACTACCACCCACCATCCCCATCAGCCCCACCAACAGCAACCACAGATCCATGCACTCGGTCGCCGCACACCATACCGAGCCCGCCGCACTCGTCGTGAGAGGCAACACAGACCCACTCATCGAAAAACTCGACCGGGATGTGAGATATCAGGATGAGTGGGCAGGAAAAACGTCCTATTTCATTCCCTGGTATGATCATCCTGATGATTGGCGCGACCACCATACCGTCCCCCGAATGATGATCTCATTCGCCGAAATCCGACGACGCCGAGCCGATGAAATCGAAGAAATCTTCGAGACCTCAACCACAGCACTCTACGACCTCATAACCTACAAACTCCGAGAAATCTACCCACCACCCCTGCGATCACTGACACCACGAGAACTCCAGCTCCTCGAAGCCGAGGCCAAGCACGGATACGACGACGATGCCATTATGCAGCACACCAGCATCAAATCCATACGCACACACCGACGACGACTCTCCAAACTCAACATCCCCAACCCCAGAGCATACGCCATACACCACACGGTCATATCACCATGACACCGACGCAGCAACTAGCCGATATCGCCACCACAGACCCCATATACCAAACCCAAAACCTCCTCGACAAAATCACCGACGCCTGGAACTCCGCACCACCCACCGTCAGGACCAGACTGTCGTTACGCATCGACAAAACCCTCTACCGCCTACGATCCCTGCCCCACAAATACCACCCCCCATTCGCGGGCAGACCAATCTCCACACTACCACCACTGGATGTCGTCACCTACGTTCTAAATCCCCTGATGTCAAACATCACCATCCTCATCCCCGAGGACATCCCATACCCCAGCCTACCCGGCGATTTCACATGCATCACACACCAGACTCCAGACTACCTAGACGGAAAACTGCACATCCGAATGGACACCACCAAACCACGCATACTGGTGAAACTGCAACCACACGAACAACACCCCTTCTACCGCAAAAACTCATCCACAGGCATACCCTCGCTAAAACCAACATGCCCCATCATCGATATCGCCATACAATCCCGAAACCAAAGTGCTACCAGGGACCTCCACGACACCTGTACCTGGCTCATCAACTACGGCCTCGACCTACGAGCCACATGCGCCGAAAGACTCTCCAAACTCCTCACACACCCGCGACGCGATTGGATCTACGACCCCAACTGGAACCCAAACACACTCACCGACAAACAACGCGCCTACCTGACAGCCCTGGCCGAGAATGGCAACACCACCGACCAGGAGCTCGCAGACCACATCGGCATCCACCGGCATACCGTAGCGTCCACGCGCGTGGACTTCACCACACACCACGGACCCGATCATCTCAGACGCGCACTCCAGGCCGGAATGCTCAAACCTCCGACCCAAACACTCGCGCCAGAACGTCCCGACGCCGGTCGTCCGGCACCTCAGAAGCGCACCGCGTCAGCCGGAATTGGAGATGGCTCATCTCCTGCTCGGCCCAATCCATCCGTCCCGCCTTCTGCCACTGATCGGCCTGTTCGCACCGACGCATGACGTAGCGGTAAAATTCCTCCAGCTGCTCTGTCGTCAGGCTCCCACCACTGCTCGACATCAACGTCTACCGGACCGGGCTTCGTCGTCATCGTCACCTGACGCTCCCACCGCTTGCTCAGGTCGATGTGCGTCAGCCGAGCGTCCTTTTCCGTTGCCCGTCGAGAGTTGCGTTCGCGGTCGATCGAGTTGGGGTCGGGATTGGCCTCCAGCCAGGTCGCCAATCGGGATCGGACCTCGTCCAAGTCGCAGCTCCACTTTTTCGACAGGATCGCGAGGATCGATTCCTGATCGAGGATGCTTGTCGGGTTTTCCCTGCTGGGTGTGTCCACAGCTTTCGCAGTGCCAGACGGTGGTGACGTATCTGAATCGCTCACTGCCGCACTTGGGACATCCGGTTCCGAGTCTCTGCTCATCTTCCCTCACCTCCTGGACAGCCGTAGCTGCCTGGGCTATGTCGAGCGCAAGCAGCTGCTCGACCCGTTCCTGCGTGGCGTAATAGAAAGCGATAGGCTGGCGAACTTTGGTCCAGTAGGGATCGACGGTCGTGTTTGCCAGACAGTCGCAGAGCTGCTCGATCGTGTATCCCTGGGACAGCCGTATCTGGATCTTCTCCTTTGCCTTGGTCGTCATCTGACCTCGCGGGTTGATCACCTCGCGATACATGGACAGAATCTCATCATACTCCGACCTGGCAGAATTTCCTGGAGCAGCTGACTGCTGACCCAACTGCTTGCGGATCTCCGTTAGCTCATCTCGTATCTCGGTCATCACCATCAGCATCTGTGTACCGATGTCGCTCATTCGTGACCTCCATTATGCGGCGTCCGATCTGCTCCGCGCATTGCGGGACGACGGCGTTGCCTAGACCTTTAAGTCGGTCCACCCGATTGGGAACCCCATGAGCCACTCGACCCACGTCGGGTTCAGCTGCCCACCAGTTTTCTCTTTGTTGTCCGTATGCTGTACCGCTACATCCAGCGTATCCCTCGATATTTTCCCGTCCCGCATCCGACCGCCGATATACCCGCCCTTGTAATCTCTCACGCTGGGCGTCGGCCACTTGTTCTTCCTCGCCATCGTTTCCAGAGATGGACGATGAGCTGATAGTGTGTTCCCGCCCCCCTCGTTCCCTGACGACCCGTAACTCGTCGCCGCCGGCGTCGGAAATTCGGTTATGTGCGGTGATGAAGACTCGTTTACGTAGGTGCGGTGCTCCGACATCTGCCGCCGATAGCACCTCCCACTCCGCATCGTACCCGCTTGCGGCCAGGTCGCCGAGAACTCTGCCCATCCCGTTAGCAAACAGCCCTGGGACGTTCTCCACGAGGACGTATCGGGGTCGTAGTTCGCAAACGAGTCGGTGGAACTCTGACCAGAGTCCTGAGCGGGTGCCGTCCCTGATTCCAACCCGTTGCCCTGCGACTGAGACATCCTGACATGGGAACCCTCCAGCGATAAGCTCAACTGGTCCCAGGGTATCGCTTCCGATTGATTTGACATCCTCGTATCTCCTTACATCAGGCCAGTGTTTCGCCAGAACCTTTCGGCACCACGGGTCGATCTCGACCTGCCACGCACAGGTCATCCCCGCACGTTCCAGGCCGAGGTCGATCCCGCCGATGCCGGCAAACAGACTACCAAAGGTCATCGCGACATGTACCCGTATTGTTCATTTCGTTATCACTCTGGATCTGGTTACAGACATAGGAGGGACCATTCCCACCAGGCACGTCGTGGCGAAAGCAAACACCGTCGCGTGGCAACACGCCGATGTTGTCTCCGATAACTCTCGCTCGATACCTGGTGGGATGGTCCTATGTCCGGTCATCATCACTCTTGGAGAGCTGTATGACAGACGCGAGGGTGGACGGCCCTCCTCGCTCGGTTGCCACTCAGTATCGATCGACCGTCGATCTCACCAGGACGCGTTCAACCTTTCGGAGTCGCGTTGCGGCTTCCCTGGTTCCCACAGTAGCCGCTCCTGCCTGCCTGCTCAATCCGCTGCCGTCATGGACCGACCGGATCGCCTGTCCTTCATCTGCCCTGCCGCACCCCATCTAACCACAGCTAAATCTTGATTGTCCATCCAAGCCGTTTCGCCTTGGCCTGGACCTCATCCCACCATCCGCTCGTGTGTGCGAACGATTCATATCCTGACACCTCATCAGGAAAACCCCGGCGCAACAGTTCGCGGTTCTTGCTATCAGCGATCTTGATCGTATCGATCAAGGCAGAAAAAAATCCACCGAGGTGTCGATACTGCCAATCGAGAACGAACTTCTCTGATCTGGTCAGTTGATCACTCATCAGCAATACTCTCCAGAAAATTCTGTGCGGCGTTCTCAATTCGAACATCGTTGATCAGCTGATCATACAACACGTCGCGATACCCCTCGTATTGACGTTCAGCCAATCGTAGAACCTGATCCCACACCTGGTCCTCGTATCTGTCTAGTGCTTCCTCGATTCGCCCGGCTCGCTCCATCGCCGGGTCCCTTGCTTTCCACGAGTCGTAACTCATTCCCGCAACATTTCGGACAGGGGAATGTTGAGAGCCCCGGCAATGCGCCGAGCGGTTCTCAGTGTCGGACTGTGAAAATCACTTTCCCACTGGTGAACGGCCTGGCGAGATACGCCCAACCGTTTGCCTACGGCTGACATCGTCAGTCCGTGCTTTTTGCGTGCCGCTTTGATTCGTTCACCGTCAGTCATGTGCTGCTCCTGTTGTTGCGTCAGAGAGGATCTCAGGGGCGTTCCCGGTTGTTGCGGGTTTAGCATCATCCAGAACGTGCCGGCCCCCTATGAGCCTGTATGTGAACGGCATGCCGTCTTCCACACACGCAACGATCAAATTGATTACAGTCGCCTTGTTCCTGGTCGTAACCACCACTGTCTCCCGAAAACAGCGATCACCATCGGCATCGGAAATGTTTCCATCTGTTCCATCTGATTGAGCCAGGTCGCCCAACCACTACCGGTGTATGGATGGACCTCGTTGTTTTCGGACCAATAGCTACGAGTCATCCACGCACACAGTGTCGCATTGTTCACATCAGTCGATGTCACACCGACAATCAGATCCGACTTGATATCTCGTTGGGTGTAATTGCAAAGCCGAAGGTTTTGGCCCAGGCTGTTTTTCACATCAACACTCCTGCCGTCTGGTAGATAGAAATCGACACCACCATCACCACCAGCGATGTTGCCCTGGACCTGACTGAAGGGAATGTCATACACAAAGGCGTAGGCATACTCTCCAAGCACTCCGACATAGTCATTGTTGTGACGCAGCTTTAAAGTCTTCATTGACAAACGACCACCGTGCGTTCGCTCCTGCGCCTTCTGTTCGATTTCCTGCATCGTCTCCTGGTCGAAATAGACCGTCCAGCCATCCCGCCGATTCATTCACACCTCTACGCAGGAACGGACAGAGCTGCATCAGACGTGCGACCGTTACGAGATGTTTACACGGTCGGTTCCCGCCCCACCAGGCAGGACAAGTGCAGCTGTCCTCCTGCAAATTCACCTTGTAGTTCCCTCCACTTGGCGAACTCACTTTCCAAAAAAAACCGGGCAGCGGCTCAATCGTATAGCCGCTGCCCTTGATTTCCAGTTCAGAACGGAAGGTCGTCTTTGTCTTTTGCCGATGCCGCTGTCGCGGTTTCGGGCGTTTGGCTTTGAGCTTCAAGTACGATCTCTCCCTTTGTCTGATCCTCTAATCGCCAAACCGTCGCTACGATCCCGTAGGTGTTCCCGTTGCTCTCGCTGACCTGGTGCTCGACTACATAGCCAAGCCGGACACCAAGCAACTCCTGATCATCGAAGCTATATGCTTCCTTGTCTGTTAATACCGGGATACCACGAGCAGCACATCGAAACTTGAAGAGGTCACTCCTATCGTGACCACTCAGGTTCATGAGCTTCTGGATCGAGAACGGACGACCGTCCTGCATCGTGTGGTTGAGTGATTGAATCTTCACCGCAACCTTGTGCTTGGTCCCGTACTGTGTATCCATCTCCCCGAGATCCCGAATCTCGTAGATGATTCCTTCGCTGGGACCTACCGGGTGTGGAACGAACTCCGTCCGTTCCATGGTGTACTTCGCCATCTCGTTTTCCTCCTACCGCTTGCCCGTGTGTGAGTGCCGTGGCGTGCAGACCACTTAGCTGGATTTATCATCGGGCTGTGGTAAGGGACACCCCCCTCAAAGCTGGTGTCGTAAAGCCAGCTTCAAGGGCTAAGGCGGGAGGGTTGCCAGGTGTCCCAACTTTGACCTCCCATTTATCGAAGGAGTGCGCGGGTGTGTCTACTCCTCTCCCCCAAGGGCAAACACGGTGCAAGAGAGGGGAGAGTCTCCCCAAGATTATCCACCTCTCAGCTTCAATCACTCTACCCGCGCACTCCTTCTTTTTCTCACGCAAATTCTTATGACGGTTCACCGTCAACCTCCAAACGATCCTTGGGCGTGTCCCATGTCACCGTCACATCCGTCACGGTCCCGTCGCGCATCTGCTTGATCACCAGGTTCGCATCCTGGGGAATCTTTTTGCCAATGTGATTGCTGATGATGTTCAGCAACTCGTAGCATCCACACTGCACCCGCTCGGTGATGACATAGTCGTGATTCAAGGTTCCCCCTAGCGTTCCGG